AGGATACGCTGCTCAAACTGACGGTGACAAAATGGACTTTGCAATGGGTGTACAGAAAGTAGGTAGCTTGGCTAGCCGCTTTAAAGTATACAAAAACCCTTACATGACTGAAAACGTAATGTTGATGGGTTACAGAGGATCTCAGTTCTTGGAAACAGGTGCTGTATACGCTCCTTACGTGCCATTGATGATGACTCCATTAGTATACGATCCAGATACATTCACTCCACGTAAAGGTATCATGACTCGCTACGCTAAGAAAATGATTCGTCCAGAATTCTACGGTAAGGTATTCGTTTCTGACTTAGGTTCTATCTAATCAGAAATCTTACATAGATTTATTTGAGAGAGGCCTTCGGGCCTCTTTCTTTTTTTCGTATCTTCTATTTATAATAGAACGTAAAAGTTATTACATATGAGCTCAAACCACCACGAAGACGATGTCTTCAAGGCGAAGAGAAAACCGAAAGGTCCAATTAAGTTTAAGTTACAACTCAACGATGAGCAAAAGGTAGCCAAGGCTACTATTCTCGATAATCCAATCACAGTATTAAAAGGTATGGCCGGTAGCGGTAAAACTTTAGTAGCTGCACAAGTCGGATTAGACTTACTCTTCAGAAAAGAGATAGATAAAGTTATTATCACCAGACCTACAGTAGCAAAAGAGGATATAGGATTCCTACCAGGAGACATTAGAGAGAAGATGGATCCATGGCTAGCTCCAATCTACCACAATCTCTTCATGTTATACGATCAGACAAAGATAGAGAAAGAGATAGAGCTAGGTAATATAGAGATCGTACCCTTTGCCTTCATGAGAGGTAGAACGTTTGTCGATGCTTTTGTTATTGTAGACGAAGCTCAAAACGTTACTCATACTCAAATGGAGACTGTCTTAGGAAGATTGGGTAGAAATAGTAAGATGGTAATTTGCGGAGACTTAGCTCAAATTGATTTAAAGAATAAAAGAGAGACCGGTTTTTCATTTCTAACTAGAATTGAGGAACACGTTGAAGGCTTTAAGTTAATCGCTCTAGAAAGAAACCACAGACATGATATCGTATCTCCAATCCTAAAGGTGTACCAGACCTTCAGGGATTAATAGCTCGGTTACTATTTATATAAAAATGTAACTCTATGGCTGATATTGTAATCTGGGAAGGTTCATCAACATTTGCACCTGGACAGACACCATTCGCTTTCTACGATAACGATTCAGACTTTCAGACTGATGCTGATAAAGTAGCAAAATTCTGTGCTCAAAGACTGGGTTATCCTTTAATGGATGTAGAGTTGCAGTCAGGATCTTTTTACGCCTGTTTTGAAGAAGCAGTAACTACCTACGGTAACGAAGTATTCCAATATAAGATTAGAGAGAACTATCTTTCTATGGAAGGAGACACTACCGGATCATCTTACAATAATAAGCTAATCGAACCAGGTTTAGGTAGAACTATTCAGATTACTGAAAATTACGGTACTGAAGCAGGAGTAGGTGGAGATGTAACGAAGTACACAGGAGAGTTAAATGTAACTCAAAGCATACAGGAATACGATTTAGAAGCTGCACTAGGTAATATTGAAGGAGGGGTAGAGATTAGAAAAGTATTCTTTGAATCACCACCTGCTATCTTACGTTACTTTGATCCTTATGCAGGAACTGGTACAGGTATACAGTCACTAATGGATGCTTTTGACTTCGGCTCATACTCACCAGGTGTTAACTTCCTATTAATGCCTGCTTCTTATGATATGTTAAAAGTTCAAGCAATTGAGTTTAACGATCAGATTAGAAGATCAGCATACTCTTTTGAATTAGTGAATAATCAGTTAAAGTTATTCCCGATACCTTCAAGATCAGGTAAAATTTACTTTGAATACTACAAGAATTCTGAAAAGAGCTCAGCAGTTAAGAGAAGTGAGACTAATCTTATTACTAATGTAGGTGAAGTTCCGTACAATAACGTACAGTACACACATGTTAACTCTGTAGGAAGACAGTGGGTATACCGTTACACATTAGCATTAACAAAAGAATTACTAGGCTACATACGAGGTAAATACCAACAGATCCCAGTACCGGGCACAAATACTGCTCTTAATCAAGCTGATCTACTTACTGATGCAAGAGCAGAAAAAACCGCTTTACTAGGAGAGTTAAGAGAGATGTTAGATCAAACTTCAAGACAGTCTCAACTAGAAAGAAAAGCTAATGAATCAGATAACTTGAAGAGAATTACCACAGAAATACCAATGACAATATTCATAGGATAATGGAGTTACAAAAATTACTTTTAGAGGAAGAATACAAAATGTTTAAGACATTTTTCTATTTTGAATTTGACGATTCAACTATGGATGTATCTACTTTAGCAAATATTGTTAGAGCGATCGACCTAGTTGCAGTTGTAAATAATAAATCAGACAAAGAAGACCCACGTCCACGAGCATTATTCCAAATTAAAATAGCAACAACTAAACCACCGAAAGAATCTTTTGAGCAAGTTAAGAACAACTGTATGACCACGATCTCAGAAGTTAAGAAGTGTCAGTTTTCAGAGAGACATATAGAAGAAGTTAATCTTTAATTATGAGTTTATTCGGTAGTAGAAAAGATTTCCGGTTACTTACTAAGATGAACCGTGAACTGCTCCAAGATATTATTGAGCAAGAAATCGTATTCTATAAATTCTCCGTCAACGAAACTCAAGCAAACATTTACGGCGAATCGACAGAGAAGACCTTTTACGATCCTATCGTACTACAGTGTATTATTACCAGAGGTGATCAACAATATTCAGTAGACGAATTTGGTCCCGATGTAGCTAGGGAACTAAACTTCGCCTTCTTACGAGATGACTTCGTAGATTTGAATCTAGTACCAGAGATAGGAGATATCATAATGTTAAGTGAAGATTATTACGAAATCGATACTATCGTGGAAAACGAATTCTTCTTTGGTAAAAATCCTGATTATAATTACGCTAGATCGGATAAATTCGGTAAAAGCATCTCAATCAGATGTTCTGCACACTTAACAAGAGTAGACAAATTAGGAATTACTCAATTTAGACAATAATGGCAGAGTACAAGAAAAGAAAACCGGTACCTAAGACTCAATCACAGCTCACTAGAGAGCAGATCGAGGCGTACGATACTACGCGAGGAACTGTACCTGCTTCCGATAAGAAGAACAGAGGAAATCAAATATCGTATAAAGACGATAACACCAAGTTACCGTTGGTATCGATAAAGGATATTGACTCTGCAATATTTCATTACTTTAAAAACGTAATTAAACCAACTGTTATTCAGAACAGTAGTCAGGTTGATGTACCAGTTATTTACGGAAACCCAGAAAGATGGGCATCAGTCCAGAAAGATGGTTTTTATAGAGATCAGAATGGCAAGATTCAATTGCCGTTAATTATGTTTAAAAAGCAAACTATTGAAAAAAATAGGTCTTTAGGGAATAAGCTAGATGGTAACGAAGTCAACAACTTTGCTATCTACCAGAAGAAGTATTCTAAAAGAAATATATACGACCAATTTTCTAGGTTAACTAACAGAAACCCATCTGAAGAAGTTTACGGAGTAGTTATTCCTGACTACGTCACAATAACGTATCAGTGTATGATCTTTACAGATTACGTAGAACAAACTGATAAACTGATTGAAGCATTAAACTTCGCTTCTGATAGTTACTGGGGAGATCCTGAAAGATATAGGTTTAGAGCTATGATTGATAGTTATACTCCAACTATTGAGATCGCTCAAGGTCAAGACAGAGGTATAAAGACTACTTTTAACATTAAGTTGAACGGGTATATCATTACAGATTCTTACAATAGAGACAGAGCTAACTTAAAGAAGTGGTATTCTAAATCTAGAGTAACTTTCGGTATTGAAACTGTAGGAGATATAGAGACACTAACAACAGCAGCAAAGACTCCTCAATCAGAAGCACCTATTAGATTCTTCGACAGTCAAATCGGAGCATACACACCATCTTCTAATCTCTCACCAGAGCAGATTGCATTTTTATCCTTAAACAGTACTGCAATAGCAACATCAATTGCTTCACCTGTCGCTACGTTTGCTAATAAG